CGACCTACCAATTACTCTATCAAGCTATGTCGGCTATGTTCAAAATGCACCCGTAGACACTACGCCAAAGGACTATGTAAGCGACACTACGAACAGGTAAGGTATAAATCCTTAAAGGTTAAAAATCTTAAGCTTATGTCACGTAACCCCCCTTCATAGACAAAACTCCCCTTTTTTGATATACTTAATTTCAATGTGCCAGCTAAACAAGATGACCTGATTACCAAGCTTATATCTACTGTCTCTGATTTAATCCGACAGGTATCCCGGTATCTACCTATCTCACTCAATGCACTAGAGAGACATAACCGAGCTTATGAAGAATTGGACTCGATTCGGCTATCCCTGGAAGAGCAGCGTGAATTACTCAGCGATCACTTCCAGGAGAACAGTCGATGGGCTGATGCATTATCCAAGCGCATAGATAGACTGGAACGCTACATGATTCTATCTCGAATGGTCGGCGGTAGCCAGGACACATTGCAAATAGAATCCAGCGTAAGTAAGGAACACATCGAACGTGCTTTGAGAGAGGAACTCGTAAACCAGCAACAGCTAGTTATCCAGTACCAGAAGAACATTAACATAATAAAACAGCGCATCGCTAAATCTGGCGAGTCTGTAATTAGCTTAAATGAGTTGGAAGAGTACCAGAGTAAACTGGATAAGGCACTAGAAGCTATGGAGCGAATCAGGGAACAGTTGAATGAATCAACAAGTTAAAGCTAGGCTCAAGCGGATCTCATTAGATTTTGATGCGGCGGTGGAAGTTTTACATGATGTTGTTTTACCGGTCATTGGGAGAGAAGTCGAGAGTGATACCTACGCCGCTGAATTGGCGGCACACGCCGCAAGACTAAATGAGGAATTGCAGTTATATTTAGAACGTGGTAAAGCCGAAAAGGAAGCGATGCTTGGCGCGATCAAAGAAGATGAGGCCATGCTGAAAACCGTTAAATATCAATTAGAGAACACGACTTTACTCATAGAGGAAATGACACTTACCAAGCTGTTAGCCAGTGCTTCAAGGGATGATATTAAACAGGCCGTGATCCATGCGGTTATGGTGGGAGATAGGGAGCGGGTATTAGAGGGACTAAGGGAGGGGATAAAACAAGTTGAATCTAACTAAATGCCGAAAAAGAGACTCGTTCTTCTATTTGCTATCCTATGCATCCAGTGTTTTATGATGGGCATAACCGGACTACTACCAGCCATAGTATTTGGCTGGCTGGCTGTCTTTACTACCAGGTGTAAATCTGTTTGAACTTTACCTCATCTTAAGTGGCACACTCGCACCTGCTGACCATGGCGTGTTAGAACGTGTTGCCCAGCGTCGAATCGTGTGGGATTCTACCTTCGAGGAATGGCGACGATATGAGGTATTAGTAGCACCGGCTGACTGTTCTCTACTAGGTAAAAGTGGCTGGCTGATTACACCTAGAATGACCTACAGTGCCATTGTAGTTGATTGTGAGGCTGATGTGCATAGAGGGCAGATGAATGAACGTGGATTGATGGCTGATGCTAACTTGGATGAAGTGGGACAAGGCTGGCTAGTCTTGAAGTAATTGCCCTGGAATGTCCCTTCTGTCCTTGATTTCAACCTGATAGAATGAAGCTATCATCTCAGCAATATTCATAATCTTGTCGGACAACTCATCATCAATATAGCATACCGTATGGTATGAATCGTCCTCGTATACCTTGCGAATCTGATAGAACCTGTATAGGCTATCCATATCATTAAAAATCTGTATTGACTTTACCATGTCATCCCTTTACACGCCGCGCACTACCGAGCGCGTTTACCTTAACAATGTGGATATTAGCGAGATCACCATCGGCTACTCGATTCGCAACAATGGCGCATTGATTTACATATTCCTGCCAAGTGGGAAGCGACTAAAAACGACGAAGGGCAAGGATTATCGCACTTTCGTTTATGGCGTTTTGCGGATTGAAAAAGAGGCTGAAGTGTGATATACTTGTCGTGTACATGTTTCTTCTCCTTTTGAAAAGGACTTGGCCTATCCCTCCGGTCGAGTCCTTTTCATGCCAGGTGTCTCAATAAAATTACCCCTCTCGTCGAGTTCTAGGTCTAGCAATTTGGCAATAGCTTTTAGTCCACATTCTGCGCATAGTTTATATACCTTGCCAGTTTGAGGATGTTTGAAAGCTAGGTTGTCACACTGAATACACTTAGTCATTTCCTCACCTTCAAGTATTTATCCACTCGCTTTTCATCATCTACCACGCCGCTTAAATCCACTTTAAACACCTTCACACCTTGCGACGTTAGCCACGTGGCCTCTATGCCACTTGTGGCGCGTTCTAAGGCGTTTAGGATGTCACTGAGTACTTGGGTGTCTTTCATGGTAGACTCCGTTTGAGATAGTAGTACTTCTTTCCAACTGACATAAAACATTCCCATCTATCCTGCCCCAGTCGATTTAGTAAAACGAGTAGACTTTTATCACCGTCACATTTGGAATTACCATCGAAGGCAATCCAGACATTTGCATCTGGGTAAACCTGTAAATACTCCCACTTCATCTTGAATCTCCATACGGCCTATTGCGCCAGCATATTTTACATATCTTGCTTTTATCAGTAGGCATACGGACTATAGTTACTTGTGTAGGCTTCTTACCGCAGCATAAATCATTATTCTCATCCAGGATATGGTATTTATCGCCAAAAGTAACAAATATATACTTCTCAGCTACTTCCTGCCAGTTTATCATTTTATCACCCGTTTTAACCACTCAATAAACCGTCTCAGCTTGGCTAGTTCGGCTTCATCTATGGGAAATTCTAGGGCTTTAGTCATGCGCTGCCTCCTTGCAATCTGCTAATAATTGTTTTAGTTCAGGTGACTGGACATATACAAATGGTGATAGAAATGGATTAGGGGTAAATTCTTCTTCGTCATATAAATCAGGTGATAACTCCACCACACGTTGAATGAGTGCTTGTAGCTTGCTACGCTGTTTAACTAATGACTGAATCGCATCGTTTGAATTATCGGCTAACTCCTGATACTGACCGCGTAACTCTTGGTACTCTGCCAATGGCACATATTCGCCACTCATACTTGGCGACTTGTCGCATGTCCAGCCATTAAGTACATCCCAAGTGAATTTAACTATCATACCTTCTCCCATCCTTCAAAATCCAAACTAACATCCATTTCATCTTCTGTTACCTTGCTAGTATCTAAGTCTTTATGGTCATACTCTACAGCGGCGCGATACTTGCCATTAAGTGACTTGAATAGATAGATGTTTTTAATAGTGAGTTCGGTTTGATTAAATCTTAACACATCACCTATTTTGATTTTATCCATTTGTTACCCCCTCATATTGCCTTTCCTGTTCTGCCTTCCAGCACTTATACCACTCTGCCACCATCCTAGTCCTGGCCTCCCATACCTCATTAAACGAAGTGCCATCGAAGTTTTGCAACTGCAATGTTTCTAACGCTTCAGTGGCTATAGGGTCAGAAGATTCGGCAAATCGGAGGGAGATGAGCTTATCAACTTTGTTTTGCATTATGTTCATAACTCCCTCACTCTCTCACCTTTAGCTAACATCTCAGCCTCAATATCATCCAACTGATACGAGGTAAATTTGGCACTTGTGCCGACGTGCCGTACAAGCTCATCTTCCTTAAATGATTGGGTAATTGTGCTATTCGGGCCAAAGTCCAGCTTAACTCCGACGAATACCTTACCCTTTAGGTCAGTACCTCGAAAACTTATCTCAATGATTTCAGCTTGACGGCCAAAACAGTTAAGGGCCATGTCGCCTACTTTAAGGGATTCAATATCTTGGCGAGTGGGGATGTATAACATTAGTTACTCCTTTATCCAAATAACGTTAAATTTGCGTTCCCATCTCAGGGTATAATTGAAATGGGTAACATTGCCATGATATACCTTAGCTTTGGGCTTAAACCAAGCTTTACTCAGTTCTGATTCTAACTTGGCTGAATACTTTAGGGTTGAGATTTGCATAGTTACCATTTGCATTAGTTGGACTCCGTAACTACATGAACCATATTGCTATGAATGTGATAAACTGTGAATTGAATCTCATCAAGTATTTGATTAAGCGCCATCTCAACTTCCATCTGACTAATTGGCCGATTAAGCGAGACTAAAACGCCTGTTTGAGTGATGCGAGTGGTAAATCCTAAGCTGCTGAGTTCGGTTGCGATTAGACTAGTGTGTTCCATTATGCTTTAACCTTGCTAACCCAAAACGTAGTTTGTCGAGTGCCATCACCATCATTAGTAAACACTACAAACTCGCCAGCTACCTCGCCTACCTTATGTCCATTAGTCCTAGCAATCTCAATTTGTTGCCTAGCAAATCGTTCTGCCTGATTCTTTTGCTTAAAACTAACATCCTTCATTACTTGTGCTCTTTGGTCTCTATGTTGAACCTTGACTGTAAACATTTTGGCTAGTTCCTTTGTTGTTTAGAATATCCCTATTGTATCATACAAACAGCACAATAGTATATAGTACCATTAGCCTATCTTTTACCAAATGTCGGATTGCCCACCTTGCGCGGTTTAGCCTTAAACGCTTCCAATTCACTTGGCGAGATCAGCCACCGTCCATAGATATACTGGCCCATGCGCCCCTGGCGACAATAGCGCCGAACGAGGCTAGGATTCACGCCTAGAATCGTGGCAACTTCATCGGCGGTGTAGAGTTTGGTATTGTCGATGTGGTAGGATGTTTGTTTTTGAATAGTCATGCGTTCACCTCAATTATGCAACTTGTATAAGGTACTAAAAAGCAAGTACCAACCTTTTTATAGTCTTTCTTGCTTTCGTAGGATGTGACGCGTACCTCGACTAGCTTATCATTCTTGCCATCCATAGCTGGTACAATGTTCAAGACTTCACCTATTAGAGCGCGTCCTTTTTTGCCGTTGTATAACCATTTTGCGTTCATTTCTTCACCTTGAATCCCACTGCCTTAAGCCACTTAGGGTCTACCTTCTCACCTACTGGGTGAGTCGATACATTACTCTCAGTAATGATACCTTCATCGTTGGCTACGATGCGGCGATTGGTTAGATAGATGTAAGTTGTCATTTAGTCCTGCCTTTTAACCATACTTCGAGTGAAGCTGGATTTATCCAATAACCGCTCCCGATATTCTCGCCAGCGAGCTTGCCCGACCTAATAGCCTTGCGTAACTCAGTAGCAGGAATATTGTATTTTTCACTTACATCTTGTAATGATACGTTGTCTTGGGTAGTACTTAATTTACTCATCATTTTATCCTTTACCAAAGTGAGTTAATCTTGTCCTAATTATATCACGACAACGGGACAATAGTCAAGCTCATTTACACGACTTTGTGGTATGAACCTTAAAATGTAGAACAATAGCAAACCAAACTCCCTATTGTCATAATTGCTACGACGTTGTATAATTCAGCTATGACTACCTACACAGACGAAACAAAAGCCCAGGTATTCGCCGCACTCCTAACCGGTCAGTCGATCCGCTATGTCGCTAAAGAGTTTGGGATTCCCGTTGGTACAATCAAAGCCTGGAAATCTTATCGCGCTAATGGTCACAATATGGCCGTTGTTACAACCGAAAAAAAACAGGCCATTGGTGACCTGATTCTAGTCTACTTAAATGAACTATTTGTAACCTTACATAAACAAATGAAAGTGTTTGCCGATGAAGAGTGGCTTAAACAACAATCCGCCGGTGAAGCTGCGATTCTTCACGGGGTCATTGCCGATAAAGGGATTCGCCTTCTCGAAGCCCTTGCCGATAGAGGGGAAGATAACCCCACTATCTACGGCGATGAATCCGATAGAGTGGATTCAATCTGAGTTCTATATACCTGAACTAAACGGGCCGATTCAGTTGTACCCCTACCAGATAGCTACTCTACGTGAATCCCAAGCTAAGGACAGTGAGGGGAATTTCAAGTATAACTTGGTCGTGTGGGGCGATATAAAGAAGTCGGCCAAAAGCTCGGTAGCAGCGGCCATCGCCCTTTACCGTGCCTTCCATACCAAATGGGGCAGCGTTAAGATCATAGCTAACGACTTAAAGCAAGCCGATTCTCGTGTAGCCTTCTACCTTCGCCGGGCCATCGAATTAAATCCGCGTATGACTAACATCAAACAAGCTAACTATAAAACCACTTTACCTAATCATACCACCATAGAAGCCATCCCCATCGATCCGGCTGGCGAGGCAGGTGGCAATGATGACTTTATTTGCTTCTCGGAGTTATGGGCAGCGAAACATAAAGCACTCGAATCTATGTGGTCAGAACTTACACTGTCACCTTTGAAGTTCGGTAAGTCCCAACGGTGGGTCGAGACTTACGCTGGATTCAGCGGCGAATCCCCCATCCTCGAACGCCTCTACGAACGCGGCATTAAAGGTGAGAAGCTGGATTTAAGTTATGAGGGTAACGACCTATCCGACCTGGAAGTCTACCGCGAAGGCGGCATGCTGATGCTGTGGAACACTGTACCACGTCTACCCTGGCAAACATCGGCATACTATGCTAGTGAGGAAGAGGTGTTACTCCCTACTGAGTTTAGACGCATACATAAAAATGAGTGGATAGGTAGCACCTCCAAATTTGTCGAAAAAGTATGGTGGCAAAACTGCTATGAACCACTACCCCCACTCGATTCGCGCACTCCCTGTATCTTATCGGCTGATGCGGCCAAGGGGGGCGACTCCACTTTACCCGCTGACTGTTTCGCCCTGGTTATTATCACCCGTCACCCTAGTAGGAATGAAGATGTCGCTGTTAGGTACTGCGGAATCTGGCAAGCTGCTAAAGGTGAATTGCTAGACTATGGGCCAATTGAAACAGAGATTAGACGATTGATTGCTACCTTCTCTGTAGTTGAGTTCACCTATGATCCCTACCAGCTACATAGTATGGCAATGGACTTTCGGCGCGAGGGACTCGTTAAAGTATTCGAGTTCAAACAGAATGAGCCACGACTAAAAGCCGATAAACAACTTCGTGACTTCATCATAGCCAAACGCATAGCGCATGACGGGAATCCTATCCTGACCGAACATATAGATAATGCTAACGTGGTGAATCACGGTGAGGATGGTATTAGAATCGTTAAGCGTTCATCACACCTGAAGATCGATTCGGCTATAGCAACTTCGCAAGGGGTTGCAAGATGTCTGTACTATAATTTCTAATCCAGAGGAGATGAAATGAAAAGAGAATGTGATAATTGTGGATATGATACTAAACTAGAAGTCTTTCACTATTCAGGGAATCCACCAAGAGATGTTTACCTATGTAGAATATGTGCTAATACTCGCCTCTCTGTTGCTATAGAGTACCCCGAACAATGCCCAGATACCCGGCTGTACAAGAGCATTGGCTGGATAGCTAATGAGATTCTAGCTACAATTGGGGCAGCAAAATGATTGATGGCGTACAACTTATTCCCCTTACAACCCATATCGATGAGCGCGGCTCAACCTTTATCTACGGATTATTTGACCCTAGAACATACGAGTTAAGGTACATTGGCAAAGCTGATAATCCTAAAGGAAGATTAAGGGAACATATCAAAAGAGCTAAGTCGGCAAAAGCAAGACTAACTTATACATGCTACTGGATAAGGGAACTACTATCAGAGAATCTAAAGCCCTCAATTGAGATATTAGAAGAAGTACCACTTGATAGCTGGCAACAAGCCGAAATCGAATGGATAGCCGAGTGCAAGAAGTTTGGAGTTAGACTGACTAATTTAACCGCAGGGGGTGATAGTGGATTTGGATTCAATCTGACTCCAGAACAGGAACAAAAGAGGCTAGATGGTATTGCGGCACAAAAGGGAGTCAAGAGAACAGATGAGCAGCGGCAAAGAATGAGAGAATCGCATCTAGGTAAAGGGTTATCAGAAGAAACAAAAAGAAAACTAAGTGAAGCGCATAAGGGTAAGAATACTTGGAGTAAGGGTATAAAAATGTCTGCTAGTGCTGTTGAGAAGATGAGGCTCGCAAGGGTAGGTAAGGTAATGTCAGATGAATCTAAAAGGAAGTTAAGTGAATCCAGAATGGGTGAAGGTAATCCCATGTTTGGCAAGACGCGCTCTGAGGAAACTAGAAAGAAGGCCAGTGAATCACTTAAGGGTAGGATAGTAACTGATGAGCATAGAGCTAATTTAAGTAAAGCCCTTAAAGGCCATAACGTCCCTGAAGAAGCTAGAAAGAGATGGAGTGAGATGTTTAAGGGCAGGAAACTATCAGAAGAAACTAAAAAGAGAATGAGTGAATCTCAAAAGAAGAGATGGGCAAAGGTGAGAAGTGATAAAGGGAGTTGAGTTAAAGCAGCTAACTAGGCATTATGATGAACGTGGTTACTTTCAAGAGATAATCCGTTCAACTGATGACTTCTTTGTCGGTTTTGGTCAGTGGTCGGTATCATCCATGTATCAAGGAGTCATTAAAGGTTTTCATTGCCATTCGATTCAGTACGATTATTGGATCTGCTCTTTAGGTGTGATTAAGGCCGTCCTTGTAGACTTACGCAACGAGTATGGTTCTATAACTCTACCGTCAAGTAAACCTAACTCACCCCAAAAGAGATACGATGCTACTGAGTTCCTTCTAGGCGATAACCAACCCGCCCAGGTATTAAGAATCCCGCCCGGTGTAGCCCATGGCCTCAAAGTACTGCAAGGGCCAGCGCATTTGATGTACATTACCTCGCACGTGTACAATCCAGAGGACGAAGGGCGGATACCCTATGATGCGTTGGGATATGATTGGCATAAGGTAGAAATAAAATGAAAGTACAAATTACCCCTTTATCACTGAATCCAGAGGATAAGCTATTTCAAGATAGCATTGATCTTTGGCAGAAGATGATTGCCTTGTCGTTTTCTATTCCCAGTAGAAGGCAGTCTATGGTCGAAGTAATAGCGGAACTCTTACGACTAGCAGATGATTGGCATAAACAGGAGATAAAATGAGTGAGATAACTTTAGTAATGAATAAAGAGGACTGGGAAGAGTATCACTGGTTGCTATGCTTAGACAATGAAGAACAGTTGAAAGAGATTCGGCGGTTGCTTGCTAATCCTAATACCGATTGGGATACTATCTCTTGGCTAACTGACTTGCAAGATTCCATTGAAGATAGTACCTTACCATAAAATTATATTGACGTAAAGCAGAAAATAAGATACAATGTTATTCATACCTAAAGAACTTATCGAGAACATGCGTCGTGTAGTTATCCAACTCTTGAATCTGCTAGACGACGCACTCGGTATGCCGCGCACGATTCCATCAAAAGAGGATCGGCGCAAACTTAGAGATCTAATTCAAAAGTAGTCCACCTTTTCGGCATAGACCTAGCGGTGATTCCATATCGGAGTGACCGCTATTTTGTTATCCTTATTTAACCCCTGCCGAAGTGGACATATCTGGACTTGGGCAAGTAGCTCTACAATAGAGTTAATAGAACCTGACCCGAATCATCCTTGTTTATGCGGTGCTGTCCAATACAAGGATAGATATATTATCGGCTACGAGGTACAATGGCCGATACTGTAGAACCTCACACTAATGGACATAAAGCCCTTGACCCGATTGCTGAGTTAAGTTTACAGCGTCGCGCCGATGAAAAGCCCATCACCGGCGGTGTGTTCTCATGGTGGTTTAGCCGCTTTGACGACGGTAGCGAGATTGCCCCCTATTGGTCATATGCCCGTGATTCCCAACTGCGCGACTTCGTGTGGCGTGAGGGGAATGACATTTTACAGGGCGCTGTCGCTTCGATGGTTAAATGGGGCAAGACGCTGTCATGGGTAGTCGAAGGGCCGGATAGGGTTGTCAATAGATACCAGTCTATCCTATCTGAATCCGAGTTCGGTGAAGGATGGGGAACACTCATCTCTAAGGTACTCACTGACTATTACACGCAGGACAAAGGCGCATCTATAGAGGTTATCGGCGCTGGCAATCCTGATGGGCCGATAGAAGGGCCGGTACTTGGACTGGCCCATCTCGATGCGCAGTTTGTGCAACCCACCGGCGACATATCTTACCCTATCATATTCAACAATCCCAAAGATCATAAGCCCCACAGGATACACGCGACTCGCGTTATCCGGCTCGTAGATATGCCATCACCTAACGAAGAGATGCTAGGTGTGGGCTTCTGTGCCGTGTCCCGCGTCATCGCCGCATCACAGATTCTACTCAAACTTGTGAGATACAAGAATGAGAAGTTAAGCGATATGCCCGAAGCTGGCCTTTTGGTACTTAACAACATCATGCCGAAACAATGGGAAGATGTTAAGGCTACGCACCAAAAGGATCGGCGCAAATTGGGCCAGGAGATATGGTCTAACATTATGACCCTATTCTCCATCGACCCGGCGCAACCGGCAACGGCTAACTTCGTCTCCTTTGCTAATCTACCCGATGGATTCAATGAAGCCGAAGCTACCGATACGTATCTCAATATCGTAGCGTTAGCCTTTGGTGTGGATAAGAGAGAGTTTTGGCCGGAGTCTAGTGGTCGTCTGGGCAGCAGTCAGGAAGCTGTAGTAATGGCAGAGAAGGCACGGGGTAAAGGTAAGGGCGATATTATCTCAGCTATTGAACGGGCCATTAACTGGAAGGCGCTACCGGCCAGTGTGAACTTCCGTTTTGATTTCAGAGACGATGCTGAGGATAAGCTTAAAGCCGAAATCAACAATATTAAAACCGAATCCATTATGAGTCTGTGGGATTCCGAATCCTACCGTGCTGGCCTCATCCCGCCCGTATCGGCTATTGAGTTACGCCAGATGTTAGCCGATAACGTGCCGGACTATTTCAAACAGGAGTTTCTAGAATTTGATATATCGGATGAGGAAGAATTGACGGATACTGAACGGGAGGATAAGGCACTTACTGACATAGTAGCTATGGCCGAAAAGAACTACCACGACGGTAAGATAACGCTGGATCAACTTATCGAATTTAAGCTAGGCACGGTACTAGATGAGCGTATCTAGTTATCAGGCTGGCCTTCGTTCTGCTGTCAGGGGATTCTTTAACGGTACTTTAACTCAGGGCCAATTCAGCGACGCGATGGAATCGACTATCCGGCGTGGCTTAACCCAAGCCTTTATCGAAGGTGCTAAAGACTGTGGAATCAAACAGGATGAATTTACCGATAAGGAATTAGACGCACTCACCGAGGCTATCAAGAGTGAGTATGAATACATAGATGGTTTTGCCGGCGGAATCGAAGAGAGCGAGAAGTTAGCCGCATTATACAGTCGGCTGGACAGGTGGACTAATAGGTATACCGATGTTGTGAATCGCGCCAAGACGTTAGCGTGTGCCGATGAAAAGCTAGAATGGGAACTGGGCGCAACCGAAAAGCATTGCTCGACATGTCCCAGACTACACGGCAAAGTCAAGCGTGGTAGTCAATGGGAATCATCAGGTATTCATCCTCAGAGGCCTCCCAATGCATGCCTTGAATGTGGGGGATGGGAATGTAAGTGCCGACTTAGGCGAACTGATAAAGCTGTTAGTCGTGGAAGTTTAGGAGTTAGTTGCTAGGAGGAAACCATGCCAGTTGTTGACACAACCACCGGCGCAAGTGTTAATGTAGATTATCGACAAGAAAGAATCCATTTTGGCAAGTCGTACATTGCCACGTTCAAAACACCGGACGCATCACCGTTAGCCGATAACGCCGTTTTAGAGTTTTTCATCATCACCGGCGATGTGCCAGTTGACTTCGTATTTAGTGCTATCGGCAGCGGGGATGTCGAAACAGCATTCTATGAGAATACGGTAGTTACTAATAATGGAACTGGTGTTCCCGTTGTCGGCCTGAATCGGTTGCGCTCGCTAGCACCTACGCCAACTGTGTGGCGCGGGCCGACTATCACAAGTAATGGTGACTTAATCTACAACGACTTTAGAACCTTTGGCGTTGAACCGCAATTCACACAGCTTAAAGGCTGGATTCTACGGCCTAACACAAACTATCTGTTTAGAGCAATTAACCGGCAAGGCAGCGCACAGCCGATGCATATGCTAGTGGCATGGGATGAGCCGTTTGGATGAACTATATTAACCTTCCCAAACCGCATGGCTGGCTGCTATGGCGCGGTAAGAAGAAGGCCATCGCTAATGATGCGCCTTTGCCCGGCGATAAACTGCTAGTCGTTAGCGGCGATGAGGCTTATGGCTATGTCACGTTAGCCAGCCCGGTAGCTGTTAATGTGTCCGAGTTTGAACGCTTGGAGGATGAACACCTAGTAAGAAGAGAAGACCGTAAGCTGTACTGGCCCAATGCCGACAAGTTCTATTTGCATCGGCTTAAGGAGTGGACTCCGTTCGATTCAACTAAAGCTGTCAAACTGGATAATGGGCAAGCTGAATTGCTAGAATCCGAACCTTTAACTGATGAACAACTTGAGTTAATTAAACAGGTTGAACGCTTACCTAAAACCCTGGTCCTGCTAGATGAAGCTGTAACCCTATGCGATGGTAAAGCGGTTTACTGTGAAGGTGTCAGTCCTGACAAGTTAGCGCCGATTCTAGACGTAACATTAGACGGGGTAAAGTCGGCTGATGAGTTAGCCGTATATCAATTAGCACTCGTCAGGATTCCACGTCTATCATTTAAGCAAAAAAAAAGTGATACCGAATCAAAAGAAGAGG